AAGGCATCGGCCACGGCTTCATTTTGGTACTTGTACTGATGGTGCCAGCCGTCACCATATATTTCAGTGATTAGCTCAATGGTTTCCTCTTTCGTTAAGGACCGTTTGCCTGACAAATGCTTTTTGGCGTCTCCTTCTGAATAATACTCAATAGGAATGTCAAAACAGCTTGAAAACGCACATGATACGCCAGCCACCGCCCCGATCATTTTTGAGGCTGATGCACTTTGGGAACCGTGAGGAAGCTCGCTGAGCACCCAGTCGAGGTTGTGTTCCTTGTGTATTTCAACAAGTTGGTCACTAATAATATTTAATCGCCTCACCGTGTCGTCTGACTTGCGGATTCGTCGTTTGCTATGTTCTGATTTTGTTCTGATGCAACCGCTGTCAAGTATTCGGCAGAAGCCTTTTTTCATCTGAATGACTGCCCAGCCCCAACCTCGGATGCTTGGATCATTTGCAAGAATTTTCATTTGTTTCCTTGTTTAATTTGATTCGCTTTTGCTAATTGGGTGTCTTACGATCCATGGCTGATTTTCATGCTCTAATCAATGGATTTTTATGGGGGTTTCTCTTTCGCCAATCCGTAATCAAAACAGATATGGCTTGGCGGCTAATAAGTAGACCGTCTGCATTCTCACAATAGCCGTTCGCCTCCTTAATTGTTTCCTTTAAATGTGGATTAAGCCTCTTGTTTTCTCTTGCCGCAGATGGATCTAACATCTTTTTTGCAATATTATATAATTCAGTGTTTTCTGGTTTAGCCATTGCTTAATGATCGTTTTTGGTTAGCTTGTTCTACTTCTTCCTGCCATTCCTTGTGGCGTTCGGCACGTTCATGACGATTGAGATTATACCACTCCTGTTTCAAGGAATTGATATATCTTCGGTGCATGATACCACGAGCCTTGGCAACTTTTTTAATCAGTTTCGCTGTCTTTCCGTTCATTATACAATCACCCAGTCTTTATTAATGTATTCCGTTATTTGCAATTCAATGCCTTGATAGCCGCCATTTTCATCTAATGACCGGCTTGTTTTTAATGCATCGTAAATTTCTTGTCTGATGAGAATTTTTGATGGCCTGTCCTTGGTGGCAGATTGATAATCAGATATATCTTTATTCAGCGACCGAACAAGATTTTTGTCACTTATCTTCATTCGAAACGAGGTTTAGGTTTACGTTTCTGTTCAAACTTCTGCTGAATTTCCTCCCATAAATCTATGGTTTGTTTCCTCAGCTTCTTAATGGCTGACTTGCCTTCCTTTTCAACCATCCTAATGCTCTTGTCCATACTGTTATGCAGGTCTGCCCCGTCCAGCGTATAAACATTATTACTGGTATAATCTTTAATAAACTGAAGCTCATCTCGAATGCTGTCAATACCATAATCAAATAGGATGGTAATGGTGGCGGTATTGTGGGGCTTCCAAACTGAACTCTTATACACCTCAACCTCAGTTTCAATACCAATTACTTTTTTAACAGTTTTGCCAGCAACTTTCTTTTTCTTCTTGATCTTCTTGGCATACTTGAATCGCAGTCGGAGGCTTGAATAAAACCCAAGTGCCTCACCTCCTGGGGCGTTGTACTTTTCACCAAATGGACCGCTGTTCATATTAACTCTAACCTGGTTACTGCCAACCAGTAATAGATTGTTTCGCATTAACGTTCGGCACGTTCTTCGCAGTTGTTCGCTGAATTCTTTGGCACGTCTGGCACCATAGGCATCATCCCCTTCCATCTCCATATCCGTACTAAGTGCGGCAAGTGAATCAGCAAAGATGCCATTTATTTTGTTTTCAGTATCCTCAGGTTCCCAGCCTCGGATTGGTTCAAATACTTCTGGAACCGTGTCAGGGGTATCATAATCAACCTCGTCTACATCAAAGTCAAACAGCTTTGCAAATTGTTTGTCAAGACGAGCCTCAGGGTCTTTAAACATTATTTCACCTCCTTTCCGCTGGACACCTCCTGCTATTTCACAAAGCAACACGGTTTTACCAGTTGAGGAAGGTCCAAATACTTCTACAAATATTCCAGCTGGTATGCCTCCTCCTCGTATTCGACCACCGCTGATAGCAAGGTCAAGCAAGGTTGAGCCTGTGCTTACGACCAATTCATCATTACCTTCGTACTTTGGCGGTTCTTCTTTAGGTTCTTTATCCTTTTTTGTTTTTCGTTTCATTTGTTTTGAGAGGTCTGATAATTCTGATTCTTCATTAGTCCGCTTCATAACCGTTTGATAATGCGTTCTATCAATTGGGTGGATACGTTTTTATCCTTTAACTTCGTCCGTAATTCGGTTTTGAACGCTTGTTTAGATGCCTCATCTCCTAATTGGCTTTTGACTCTAAGCCATTCAGATTCATATCTGTTGGCTAGGTCATTGATGAGGTCATTGATATCAACGCTGTTTCGCTCCACCCAAAGCAACAAGGCATCTCGGATAACCTGGCTTTTAGATGCAGGTGGGCGAGTGAGCGTATGTAGGTTAATTACCTGAAACAGACGGTCGGGAATCTGTGCCCCGACCGTTTGCTTATTATTATTTGTTGAGCTCATTGGTTACTTCTTTTTACGTTTACGCTTCTTCTTACGCTTTGGTTTTTTCTTTTTCTTAGGCTTCTTGGTACGTTTAGGTTCGGGTTCAGGCTCTGGCTCTTCTTCGAATTCGTCCTCTTCATCAAACCATTCCTCTTCATCTTCGAATTCGTCCTCGAACTCCTCTTCAAATTCCTCGTCTTCTTCCCAGTCCTCGTCCTCAACGAATTCATCCTCTTCCTCCCAGTCCTCTTCTGCGGCAGATCGAGTTTCAGTTTTGGAACGTCGGTCAGTTGTTTCCTCTTCCACATCGGCTGAGGCATAATCGTCCTCACTTATTTCGAAGAATTTGGTTTCAAGCTGTTCAGGAGACAATACCTTGAGCACTTCATCGAGATTAGGAATGTCCTCCATAATGGTTTCATCATAGACGGCGTCTCTGTCATGGAAATCAATACGGCTTGCCTCGGCAAATGAAGTATTGAATGCCGTACCTTCAGCAAATCGTATCTTGAGTGTTTTACCTTCCTCAAGGTCTGGGAAGACGCCCATTTCAGGTTTTTCCTCAAGTTCCTCATTAAGCAACTCCTGGAAGAGGTATTGACTCATATCCCAAACATGAGGCACTTCATCATACTCTCCGCTGTTAATTGGAATAACAACATAGAGGTTTCGATCTGAGGGTTTAATCTGCTGGATGTCATCATCGTCCCAGTTTGCCCCCTCTTTCAGCTTGCGTTCGCGGTATTCACAAATTGGACATCGAGACCGTCCTATACTTCGAGGACAGACTACCGTATTGTTGTCTACACCGATCTGTCGGTGGATGGAAAAGGGTCGGCGGTACCATAGCGTGCCAGGCATAGCGATGCCCTCGTCATCGTAACGATCAGGGTGATTCTCGTCCGTCACTACATACGGCATGATATCAAGCATCACCTTAGTTTTAGGCTCAGGACTGAAAATAGGCAAGCCCGATGGCAGGTTTAAATATCCGTAACTGTTTTTGGATTGCCGTTGTTGCTGAGCGTTCTTGGCAACGGAACTTCCAAAATTAGATGTGAACTTCTTTCCTTTCTTTTTCTTCTTTTTTCGTCGTTTGGCCATAATGTTATTGTTCTGAATTATTATTTTTAGTTGAAATTGAATAATGTTGTATTGCCTTTAGGATACCTGAGGTTCCCATATAACAAATGATAAAAACCAGTGGTGGAACCAAGCAATAGACAAGTATTATGAAAAATATGGATTGAAAAATACTGCTTATCATTTCTTCCTTTTTGGTTTATTGCTATTGATTTTCACATTCTTGTTGCTGTTTTGTTGCTTGTGCTTCTTCTCAAATTCCTTGCTGATGTTTCGCGGCGCTGATGGTCCTGCAAAGTATTGCTGACCAAATAACCGCACCAGGTTTTCCAAGGCATCCTTCTTGGCATAAATAGCCTTAACCGCCGCCTGCGCCATGTTTAATTCATACTGGGCTTCGTTAACCTTTTCTTTCGCCTGTTTGTACTTATCTGTCATTTTCATCGCTCCTGAAATGGCAGACTCTGTGGTTTTAGGCAAGTCATATGCCTCAGGATTATTACAAATCTTCTGGTATAGTTCAGCCTCAACCACGTCCATATTTTCTTTGGCATGGTCAAGTTGCTGTCGGGCACGAGCCTCCATCTGGCAGTACTTAATAGTCAGATCAGGATGCTCCAACCACTCAATATCTAACGCTTCTTCGTCAATACTTACATCTTGTTCGTAATCAAATTTACTCATAATCTTACATATAGTTTTATTTCAGGTTGTACCTTAGGATGGGTTTTGCCGTAGCATGTAATGTCAATATTATCCAATTCAATGCGTTCAATTGTGGTGCCTGTAACCTGATTAAATTTGTGTATCATGGCAGAAATTTCTTCCTCCAATGCTTCCCTTTTCTGCCTGATTTGTTTTACGGTTAACTGTTCACTCATAATACCATCTTTATTTTATTATTATTATACAATCTGAAACTCGTTTCGTTAATTTTTGGCTACAAGATAACAGGCATAGACTAATCCAGGAAAACCACTGTCATAAAATGGGTGCATGAATTCCTCTAATATCATGCCTGCTCGTTCATTATCACCATTTAACACAACTGATTTAGCATACCCAAGTACATGACGGCGGATTGACTCCTCGTCCTGATTCTCCAGCCCTTTTAAAATTTGACGTACCTTACTCCACGGCTTTCTTTTTAACAGGGCACGGCATAGTTCAATGCTCTCACTTTCTGCCTTGGCTGATTTTTTAGCCGTTTCTAGCCGTTGTTCTGGTTCCACACGAAGTACCTGATCCAACATCTGCAAGGCTTCTCGTGGGTGTCCATCACTACTTTTCATTATTTGAATGAGCACCTTTTTGGCAGGTTTTTCTTTCTCCCGCTTACAAGTACGCATCAACAGCTTTTTCATTTCATTGTCAGACAATGGCTTTACCTGAAACTTGCTACAACGATCCTTAACCGTCCCTAATAACTTCTGGGGGTCTGTGGTGCAAAGAGCGAAGTAAACGTGCTGAGGGGTGTCCTCCAGCATTTTAAGGAGGGCTGACTGGGCAGCATTGGTTAACTGGTGGCATTCATCCAGTATCCACATTCGTTTATCTCCTTCCAGCGGTCGGTAATGAGCCTGAGATCGTATGTCTCGAACGGCATCAATACCTCTGAAGTCTGCGGAATCCATTTCCCTGAGGTCTTGTCCCTGTACCCCAAGTTCTTTTCCTAGGATTCGGGCAAGTGTTGTTTTACCACAACCTTTTGGGCCGTGGAATAGAAAACTATGAGGGCAGTTCTCAGGGTCATTAACCATATTTTCAAGAGCAGATACAGTCTCCTGGTTACCTAATATTTCATCAAATGTTTGGGGTCTATGTTTTAAGTATAAACTCATATGTCAATAATATTTTGTTCCTTTGGATTATTTAATCTCGTTTTTAACGTCTTGTCACGCCATTGCCTAAACTTTTCATACTGCCTTTGGGGCATTCCTTTTGTATGGACATCAATCACTATTTTGTCAAATCCACGTCCTACAAGAGTTTCCCCAATACCGACACCCATCCAATCTTCTTTATCTAAACCAAGGTGGTGAATGAGATGTCCAGCTTGCTTCTTTGTGTTTCGTACGAGTAGTTTATTTGGCTTCATAATACCATGCTTTAGAATTCATATTCCTCCATTTCCTCCCACGACTTATCAACTGGTGAAAGATCAGCATCTACATCCAATGGTACGATAATCCACGGCCAATGTTCCTTTAACTTGTCAATCATAACTTTGTTGAGTAAGAACAAAACTTTGTCTAATTCATCGGGATGGACATCGAGCACCATGCTGTCATGAATTTGTCCAATTACTCGGCTGTCCATGCCTTTTGACCGCAGTACCTTATCCATCTTAATAAATGACCACAACAGGCAATGAAACGCCGTGCCTTGGATCGGATAGTTACAGGCGTCATTCTGAGACATTGGGCCATGGCATCGGAAGCCTGTAAGCATTTCAATGCACCCTTGTTTCTTGTACTTCTCCCACCAGCTCTCCTTCCATTCATTATACACACGAAACCGTCTGCCCCAGAAATCATCCTCAATTTGTTTAATGTGCTCCGTGAATGAATGTAATGATTTGAATCCATGTTTATTCAGATGGTCACCAAGCGTATATCCTTCCTCAATTTCAAAACCATCACTTCGTTTCCAAGGACGTTCCTCAGGCAACCCACCCCAACCACAGGCCATGCTCTGGGCATTGTTACCATAGTAATCACCATAGAATTGAGGGAAGACAAAACCGTTCTTAGCCGCGCTTCTCAGTTTGTTATGGCCAGGGCGTGAACGATCAAAGTCATCAATTTTAAATATCTGTGCAGCCATGTCGCCATGCATATCAGAGTCTGGATCTTCAATGTACTCGATCATGGTTGGATCTTTGTGGTAGCA